AAGCATGTTGCCGGGGTGCGCATTCGTCTTGCCCATGCAGGATCATCCTCGGCGCTGAAATCCGACCCGGCCGCTCTGGCGCTGATCGACGAGTTCGACGAAATGATGGCCAATGTCAGAGGCCAGGGCGATGTGCTGGGTCTGGTTGAGGCCCGGGGCGAGACATATGCCGATTTTGTCACCGCGATCACCAGCACACCAGCGAGGGGCCTTGTGGAGATTGCTGTGGATGAGGACACCGGGCTTGAGTTCTGGGCGCGGTCTGCGCCTGAGGATTTGGAAAGCCCGATCTGGAAGCTGTTTCAGGAAGGCACACGGCACCACTGGGCGTGGCCTTGCAAGCATTGTGACGAGTATTTCATCCCGAGGTTCAAACAGCTGCATTGGCCTGATCGTGCCACACCCTCGCAGGCAAAGCGTGACGCCTATCTGAGCTGTCCGCGCTGTGGCGGTATTCACACCGAAGACGACAAGCGCTGGATGAACCAGCGCGGCCATATGGTGGCACCGGGCCAGGGCGTGGCACTGGTCAACGACAGTCCTGTTGTCAGCGGTGCGCCTGAGGAAAGCTCCACCCTGTCGATGTGGACCTCGGGGCTGTGCTCGCCGTTCGTGTCATGGGGTCAGCGGGCGGAGACCTATCTGACCGCGCTGCAGTCGGGCGATCACGACCGGATGCAGACGGCCATGAACGCCAGCTTTGGCGAGTGCTATTCGATGATTGCCTCGGGCGACGTGCCCGAATGGCAGGAGATCATGGAGCGCCGCTTGCCGTACAGGGCGGGCGAAGTGCCCATAGGCGGTCTGCGGCTGGTGATGGGCGTTGATGTGCAAAAGTTCTCGCTGGTGTTTGTTATGCGCGCCTTTGGTGCGCGTGGCACATCATGGCTGATCGATGCAGGCCAGCTTTACGGGCCGACCGACAGCGATGAGGTCTGGTCGCAGCTGGCAGAGCTAATGCTGCAGCCAGTGGCGGGCATGCAGATCGAAAAGGTGTTTATCGACAGTGGGTTTCGCCCGGACAAGCCCGAGCTTGGCAACGAGCATAAGGTCTATGAGTTCTGCCGCAGATACCACTGGCTGTGTTGGCCCACCAAGGGCCGCGATGTGATGACGCCACCCTACCGGGTCTCAAAGATCGAGGCCAAGCCTGACGGTAAGCGCGCGCTTTACTCGGTCAATCTGGTTTTGCTATCGACCGATTTTTTCAAATCACTGGTGGTCTCGCGCATTCGCACGCCGATGGATGTGCCAGGCGCATTCTTTGTCCACAGCGAGGTGACTGAGGATTACTGCAAGCAGCTGACCTCGGAGGCGCGCATGGTTGTGGAAGGCCGGCCCAAATGGGTGAAGCGGTCGCGGCATAACCATTTTTTAGATTCGGAGGCCATGTGTGCGGCCATCGGCTACACGCTCAACGTTCAACGCATCCCCGAGGGTGTTGCGCGCTCAGAACAGGCAGGTCCTGCTCCGGGATCCTCTGATAGTACCACCAAGGGTGATCGGCCGCCATCATCAGAGCCCAACTCCTCCCGGGCTTCTGGTGGTGGCGCGCTGCGAAAACGCTTCTCGCATGCGGGGAGCAGACTGAACAGGTAACCGCATGTCCATTATCTCAAAGGTCCGCGATCTGATCACAGGGTCGCCATTGCCAGCGCCGTCCCCCGGTGGTGGCGTATCCTCACGGCCGACGGGGCAATATATGCGTGGCGGTCGGGGGGTTACATTTGCGGGCTGGAAGCCAGCACTGCGCGAGGCGCAGGACGATATTGCTGATGCGTGGGATGATGCCGCAGCGCGGGTGGGCGATCTTTTGCACAACAACGGCTGGTTGGCCGGCGCCGTTGATCAGGCGGTGGCCAACACGGTTGGTACAGGGCTGCGGCTTAAATCTATCCCCGAGAATGAGACTTTTGGCATGACGGGTGTCGAAGCATCAGAGTGGTCTAAAACTGTTGAGCGGCGGTTTGAGCTGTGGGCGCGCAATGCGCAAGAATGCGATATTCAGGGTCTACGAACCTTTGGGCAGATGCAAAGCGCGGCGTTTCGTTCATGGCTGATCACTGGCGAAATCCTCGCCGAGCTGCCGTTTCGGCGCAGGCCGTGGAACCGGTACGGCACCAAGGTGCGTTTGCTGCCGCCACACCGGTTGTCGCGCAAAACTGAAAGCATGAACCGGCTGATCAACGGGGTTTATACCGACGTGGACGGAATGCCGGTGGGCTACCGGGCAATCCGCAAGGACCTGTTCAAGCATGATGTGGAATATGACGTGCGTGCGCGCGATGGGGCAGGGCGGCCGCGCGTGATCCATGTCTTTGACGGGCTGCCGGGCACGCATCGTGGCATCTCGCCGATGACGCCCGCGCTGCAGGTTGCGCGCCAGTTTGACCAGCTGGCCGATGCCACGCTGATGGCCGCGATTGTGCAAACGCTCTTTGCGGCAACGATCACGTCGGATGAGCCAACAGAGGAGGTGCTGGCGGGGCTTTTGACACCTCAAGAGCAAGCAAAGATGGCGTCTGAGGGTGTGGCCCCCATGGAGGCTTATATCGACATGCTGGCCGGCTTTTATGACGGGTCTTCGCTTGATGTCGGTATCAATGGCCGCCTTGCGCATCTGTTTCCGGGCCAAGAGCTGACGTTCCACACCAGCAATCAGCCTTCATCGAATTACAAAGACTTCTCGATGCACCTGTTGCGCGAAATCGCACGTTGCCTTGGGCTGACCTATGAGAGTGCGACGGGTGACAATAGCGGTGCCACCTATTCGTCCTTGCAGGCGGCAACGGCTGAAATCTTCGCCATCACCAAGGCGCGTCGTCAAAACATCATCGCGCCATTTTGCCAGCCGGTTTTTGAGGCGTGGCTGGAAGAGGAAATTGCCAGTGGTGGTATCGCGTTTCCGGGCGGCTATGAGGCGTTTCTGGCCAACCGGACAGCGGCCTGCCGGGCGGAATGGCGCGGGGCACCGCGCACTACCGCTGACGATCTCAAGAAAGCAAAAGCGCACGAGACTTGGAAGCGGCTTGGCGTGATGTCAGATGCGATGATTTGCAACGACAACGGGGTCGATGTTGATGATGTGTATCAGCAGCTGGCCGCCGAGCGGCTGTTGCGGGCCGAATACAACCTGCCTGAGCCGATGATGATGGGCGCTGCGGGTGGTGGCCCGCAAGCAATGGAAGCCGATTCCGACGCTGATGATAGCGAAGAAGACAGCGATGAGGCGGACGATAGCGAAAACGTTGATGAGGACGCTGCATAATGGCTTTGGTGATCGATGAAAATGACCCCTGCGGGGCGGCTAAAGCCCTGCGCGAGGTCTACTACCGGCTGATCGCGGGTCAGGCCGCAGCGACAGTGTCGTTCACGGCGGGCCCAACGGGCGTTTCCCGTTCGGCCACGTTCCACGCGGCCAGCCCGGACCGTCTGATGCTGGTTATTCGCGGCTTTGAGGGAAAATGCGCCGCATCGCAGGGCAGATCGCCACGCTGCCGCGCCATTGCAACAGGAGGTGTCCGTTGAGCGATCCACCCACACTCATGCAGGCGCCTGAGGGGCCCTCGCTGGCGCATATTGCGTCGCGGGTCCTGAACCGCCCCCTTTTGCTCCACCCAACCAAGGCTGAGATCATCTTGCAGGTTTTGCAGGGGCGGTTGCCGATGGACGGGGCCAAGATCGAGGGCCTGCGGCCTGACACAAACCAATTTCTGGGCAACAGATACGGCGAAGATGGGCGCGCGCGTAAATACGCGGTCGCGGGCGGCGTGGCTATGATCCCGATCGTCGGCAGCCTCGTCAATCGCGGGGCGTGGATCGGGGCTAATTCGGGCATGGTGTCCTATGAAGGCATTGCAGCACAGCTGCGCGACGCGGCCGATGATCCGGAGGTCACCGCTGTATTGCTGGACATCGACAGCCCAGGGGGCGAGGCGACAGGTATGTTCACCGTCGCTGAGCAGGTCCGCAGGCTGGGGGCGTCAAAGCCGGTCACGGCTTTTGTGAACGATATGGCGGCTTCGGCGGCTTACGGCATCGCGAGTGCTGCCAATGAGATCGTGGTCTCGCCGACCTCGATTGTGGGCTCGATTGGTGTGGTACTGACGCATCTCGATCGCTCAAGCGAGCTGGAGCAAAAGGGCGTCCGCGCGACGCTGATCTACGCAGGCGACCACAAGGTCGATGGGAACCCATTCGGCCCACTGTCCGAAGCAGTGCAGGCCGATCTGCAAACCGAGGTGTTGAAGTTTTACGACCAGTTCGTGGGCCTCGTCGCCCGCGGCCGTAGCGGCCTCACCGAACAGGCCATCCGTGCGACGCAGGCGCGCACGTTCATCGGGCAAGACGGTATCGATCAGGGTCTCGCGGACCGCGTGGCCTCTCTTGACGACGTTCTGTCCAACCTCTCCACCATGGCCCTCGGGGCTGTCAAAACAAAGAAGGGATTTGCGATGAGCAATCCAACCCAAGCGGCCTCGCAGCCTGAAACTGCCGGCATCACCGAAGCAGCACTCAGTGCCGCCGTTGACACCGCCCGCGCAGAAGGTGCGCTCGCTGGTAAGGACGAAGCAACCGCGCGGATCAAAAGCATTCTGGCCTGTGAGGCGGCCGCCGGTCGTGAAGCGCAGGCCATGGGCTTTGCCTTTGAGACGAGCATGAGTGCTGAGGAAGCGATCAAGGTTCTGGGCATGGCTCCAAAAGCAACGTCTGTCGCATCCATTGAAGATCGCGCCGCGCGTGAAAACGAGTTTGGTGGCGATGCCTCCGGCGCCCGCGCTGACCCTTCGGAAAAGGTCAGGGGTGGCTGGTCGGCGGCCGTGGCGCAAGCAAACAATCGGTTCGTTTGAGCCACAACCAGATCTGAGGAAAAAACCAAATGACAGTTTTGATTGAGGGCCGGCACCCAGGCGAGTTCCTGATGACCGAGGCCAATGGCCAGCGTTCGCGGGAAAACATCACCATCGCCGGCGGTGCGGGCATGATTGCGCCGGGTACTCTGCTCGGCAAGGTTGCTGCATCCGGCAAGTTTGTGGCCTCAGCAGTTGGCGCGACGGATGGCTCGCAGACAGCTGTTGCTGTGGCGCTCTATGGATGTGACGCCACCTCTGCTGATGCGGGGATCGCTGCAATCGTGCGCGACGCTGAGGTGAATGGTCACGTATTGACCTATCACGCCGATCGCGATCAGGCCGGCGAAAAGGCATCTGCAAATACTGATTTGGCCGCTGTTGGCATTATCGTGCGGTGATCAACCGGTCGCGCGTGACAGGATGTCTTCCGCCCATTGGTTCAGGCTCTTGCCCTGAAGCTCTGCCGCACGCACAGCCTTTCGGTGTACGTCAGGGCTGACGCGGAACATCATTTTGCCTGAATAGGCTTTTTGTGGCTCTTTGCCGGTCTTCGCGCATGTGTCGAGATAATCGTCTACGGCTTCGTGAAATGCAGCGCGCAGGTCGTCCACAGTATCGGCATGAAAACCAATGCGGTCTGTGATCCCGGCAATGCGCCCCACGAGGATGCCATCATCGTCGTCGTACTCGATGCGGGCCGCATAGCCTTTGTAAGTCATGCTGTTTGTCATGGTGTCACCTTGATGCGTTCCAAAAAGTCACGGGCGTCGCGAACTTGATACCATTTTGCTTCCTTGCCTGGATGCGGTCGGTGAAAAGTGACGATTTCGCCATCTTTTTCAAATCTTACGCGCGATCCACGCCCTTCGATCCGCTGCACGTCTGCAGCAAGTAGCAACCCCTCAATCGCCATCCACTCGATGGTGCCGGAAACCGGGTCGGTGAAAACAACGGCCAAGGTTTTGCGGTGCTTACTGTTCATGCCAGACAGACATACAGATGCTAGCACAAAATGCAAGCACTCTTGTTTCTGGTGTGGTCACATGACGCCAAACACTGAGAAGGACCTCCTATGTCGATACTTAACATTTTCAGCCAAGACGCATTCAGCGTCATGCGCCTCACGGATGCGCTTCGTGAGATCAAATACACGCCCTCGCGCATTGGCCAGATGGGGCTGTTCCAGACCACCAGCATCGATACGCTCGATATTGCCATCGAGAAGAGCAAAGATCAAAACAGCATCCTGGTCTCAGCCAGCCCGCGTGGTGGTACAGGCCAGACCTTTGGCAAGACCAAACGCGCCATGCGCATGCTCAAGGTGCCGCATTTCCAAGTGGATGATGCAATTTATGCCGATGAGGTCCAGCAGGTCCGTGCCTTTGGCCAGGAGGTGGCTGTCGAGCGGCTGCAGCAGAAGATCGCGGATCGCGCGGCTGAGGCCAGTCAGTTTTTTGCGCTGACCGAGGAATACCACCGGCTGAACATCCTCAAGACCGGCCAGCTTCTGGACGCGGATGGCTCGGTGCTGTTTGACTATTTCACCGAGTTTGGTGAAAGCCAGCAGGCGGTGGTGGATTTTGATCTTGATAACGCAGGTGCCACGGACGGCGCGCTGCGCAAGAAATGCGCCGGTGTCATTCGTCAGATGGCCAATATTCTGGACGGCCTCCCTTACACGAGCGTGATTGCGCTGTGCGGGGATGCGTTTTTTGACGATCTCATCGCCCACCAGGAAGTGCGTGACACCTACAAGGGCTATGCTGATGCGGCCTCGCTGCGCAATGCCTACATCAATTCGGGCAATTCCGGCATCTACGGCGCGTTCGAGTTTGGTGGCATTACTTGGATGAACTACCGCGGCGGTCAAAACGTTGGCATCGAGACCGATAAGTGCCATCTTGTGCCCATGGGTGTGCCAGGTCTGTTCCGCACGGTTTATGCATCGGCCGATTACATTGAGACTGTGAACACACCCGGACAGCGGCTCTACGGCAAGCAATATGAGATGCCAAACGGCAAGGGCGTGAACCTCGAGTTCCAGATGAATGCGCTGCAATACTGCACCCGTCCACGCGTGCTGATCCCAGCCAAGCGCACATAATCCGAAAGGATCAAAACCGTGGCCTCCATGTTTGACGATCTTGAGGTATCCCTGTCGGGTGCTATTGGCAGCATGTTTTCGGAAGTTGCGGTTCTGCGCCCAAGGCTGCGCTTGCCTTATACGGCCGGAATGCGTGATCCGGGCCGCGTGCCGCATACAACAAAGGGTGTGTTCTCTGACGGCCCGGGCCTTTCGCCGATCAGCGGGGCAGGGGGCAGCTTTGGTGGCGACCGGATGTTGAATGCCAGCGTGGCTGAATTCTGGATTGGTCCCGCGGATGCGGGGCTGGTCCCTTTTGAGATCGAGCCGGGTGATCAGGTGCAGATATCGCAGCGACCCGGCCAGCCAGTTTACACGATTTCCACAATTCAACGGACGACGACTGGCGAGATCAACCTTGTCATGTTCGACACCCCAAATCTGTAAAGGAGGCTGGTGATGCCGCGTTTTGCCATTACCGAAACAGCAGGCCGCATCGTTGCTGGCCACACCAACACGGGCGTTGGGTCTGTTTTGACCATCAGTGACGCACAGGCCGCGGATGCGCTCAAAAGCGGGCATCTTGTGGCGCTGGATGCCAAGGGGGTGCGCAAACCAAGGGGTAAAGAAGCCTCTGAAGAGGTGCTAATAGATCCAGAACAAGCCAAGTTGGACCAATCTGCGTCTGCGCAATAGGCCCAGTATGCGCATCGGGATTGACCTTTCACCGGACCTCATCGCGCTGATGGCGCAGCAGGTTGCCGCCGCCGAAAAGGCCACCAGCAAAGCGATGCAGGTCGCAGGTGGTGATCTCAAATCTGCGTGGCGGCAACAAGTGGTGTCGGCCGGGCTTGGCACGCGGCTTGGCAATACGGTGCGCAACCTCAATTTCCCAAAAGGGCAAACCAGTCTGCGCGCAGCCTCGCTTGTCTACACAAAGGCGCCGCGCATTCTCAGTGCATTTGAGCGTGGTGCCACAATCAGATCAAAAGCTGGGTTTTATCTTGCAATCCCAACCGAGGCAGCGGGGCGTGCTGCGGGTGGGCGCAGGTTTACGCCGGGCGGGTGGGAGCGCAGGCGGGGGATCAAGCTTCGGTTTGTGTACCGACCGCGCGGTGGCAGCCTGTTGGTGGCTGACGAGGCACGCCTGAACACCAAAGGCATCGCCGCGATCTCGCGCTCGAAAACAGGGCGCAGTCAGGTCACTGTGCCGATCTTCATTCTGGTGCCGCAGGTGCGGCTGAACAAGCGACTGCGCTTGATGGAGGCCGCTGATGCCGCGATCTCGTCAGTGCCAAGGCTGATCGTTGCAAATTGGATCGAGGACCGCCTTTGATGATGAGCAAGCGCGAAACAATTCTGCAGGCTTTGCACTCCGTGCTGTTGGGGCTGCCACAGGCGGCTTTGCGCGACGGCATCTTGCCTGAACGCATCCCGCCTGATGGGCTGTTTATCTTGCGCGATGGTGAGCCTGGAGATCCGGAGGTGACGCTGTCGCCGCTGGCCTATCACTATGAGCACAAGGCCGAGATCGAAGCGATCGTGCATGTGGCTGATAACCGCGATGCGAATTTTGACATCATGACCTCCGCTCTTGGTGCGGCCCTGCATGCCGATAGGACCCTTGGTGGCCTTTGTGATTGGATCGAGGCCGCGGCCCCACAGATCATCGATATGCCGGTTGAAGGTGCGGCTGCGTTCAAGGCCGCAATTATTCCGGTGCACCTTCACTACACCACCAGCGATCCGCTGGTCTGACCATATCCTAATAGGAGAGTTCCCATACTACGAGCGATCCAAACCTGCTGGTGGCCAAGGTGTGGCTGGATGCCCGCGGGGTCGGCGTGGCGCAGCGGGCAAAGACAGGGCGCTGGCTGACCACCGCACCAATCTTTCTTCTGGTCCCACAAGTGCGGCTGCGCAAACGGTTGGATCTAGTTCGTGACGCAAAGGCAACATCCCTGGCGCGCTCGTGGCAAATTGATATGCAGATGGAGGCTAAAGCATATCGATCAGTAACTTGCTTCTCGCTGATGGCGAACGGCTAAGATTACTACTATTTCGCTTTCAAACCGGTAGAGTGCGATGTAACCACTACCGCCGAATGGGATGATCCATTCCCGAAACTCTGGAGCCATGTGTTCGGCAGGCCGTCCAGCACCGGGTTGCTCTGCCAGTATGTTGATGTGAGTTCTGACAGCTTTAACGGCTTCTCTTGCAGCGGCTGCGTTTTTTTCAACAACAAAGCGGTGCAGACGATCAACGTCACGCAGTGCCGCTGGTGACCATATCAGTTGTGGCATTCAGGCGGCTCGCAGATTTCGCCACCCTCCAGGCGAGCCAGCCAAGCATCCGCCTCGCTATGTGTCACGTGCAATCCGGTGAGTTCGTATTCTTGCCATGCTTCAAGCGCAGCTTGACGAAAGGCTTCACGCTTTTCTTCACGATCAAGAAATTCAGCTACCGCTTCACGGAGGATCCAGTGGGGCGTGCGATCGCGGGTCTCAGCTAGCTTCTTAAGCCGCGCGCGCGTATCTTCGTCTAGTTTGACGGCAACGGGGCGTACCGCGTTCATGTCAATCCCTCTCGTCTGGGTATCATTAAGTAGTACTTAAGTAGCACAATCTTGCCATGACGTCTAGTACGACAGGAAACCCGACAGTGGGCACCAACTGCGAGCCCATCCTCACCGCTCTCGCAGATCTGCTCAGCACAGTGCCGCGTATCCCGGTGTTGCGCGGCGAGGTGCTGCTCGAGCGCATCCCGATTGCAGGTGCAAACCACTTCCGCACAACACGGTCTAATCAGCGAGAAAAGGAATTCCCATGGCACGAGCCCAAGGGGCGCGGGCGCAAATGGCGCTTGCGTTCGAGACGACTTATGGCACGCCGCCCACAGGCGGCTTCACCCGTATGCCTTTTGCAACATCGAGCCTTGGGGCCGAGCAGCCGCTGCAGACGTCAGAGCTTTTGGGCTATGGGCGCGACCCGCTTGAGCCGATCAAGGACGCGCTGACCGCAGATGGCAACGTCGTGGTGCCTCTGGATGCGC